TCAATACTTTTTTAATATTATGTATACAGTCTTTTAATGGTTGTGGACCTGGTGCTTTACCACCCGATGTCACTAATAATGCCCCTTTATGTCTAATGTCTGAATAATCAAATATCGGAGTAGATGACTTTACACCAAAATAAGATTCTACTAATAATTTAATTGCGTCTGCCCATCCTTCTATTGAATCCCCTATTAAATATCTTCTTTTTCTATCAGGATTAGGTTTTCTAATTTCTGGTAGTTTATCTACGTGATGTTTTTGTACCGAATAACCTACACCTGTCCCACCTAACAATAAAAACATTGTTTCTGAAAAGGCATCCGTATGATCGATAGGTAAATATGCACAGTTATAAACTCTATTAGGAGATATTTCAATAGGTTTACCACCAAATTGTAAACTTCTCATTGAAGGTAGTATTTTTTTATCATAAACTAATTTATAAACTTCTTCAATTTCATCTTTAATATTGGGGTATTTTTTTTGATGCATTTCTTTGTTTCTAGTAACTAATTCTTCCCAAGTTTCTCTTCTATTCATTTCTGGTAAGAATTTAGCATACTTCATATAAACCGTAATGTCAGACAAAATTTTATTTGATAATTCCATTTTTTAATACTTTTTTTAATTTTTATTATTAATTATTTATTAGTGTGTAGATTCCTATATGACCTATAAAATAACTCATTTTTTTTCAAAAAAATCACATTAATTAAATGATTCCCTTTTTTTGTTTAATGTTTCTTGAATAAATTTAGAATCTTTTTGTTTTGATATTTTATCATGTTCTAATAAAGTAACATCTCTACTATCACTAGTATCAATAACTAACGTACCATTATCGAATAAAATATCCTCAAATACAACACCATCTTTACCAAACCTAGATTTAAGTATCGCTAAAGTTGCCCTACCTTCTTCTTTTTGTTCTAATGTTTTAGCTGCAGATAAAATGAAATGCCCAATTTGCCCTTTTTTAATGGATCCACCCATCATATTAGCCTCCACTAATTCAGCACCAATCGCACTTCTATTTCCTTGTACCGCAGTCCACCCAGCAACACCTAATTCAGATAACATAGTTTCAAACTGTCTCATTACATTACCTTCACCACTAAACTCATCTTTAAATTGTTTCGTAGGTTGTACACAGTCTATGTAGTCTAAGAAAATAACATCAGGTTTTACACCATTAGAAATTAATTTTTTTAGATATTGTCTAATGTGTGGTATTGTAGTACCATCACTAGGCATTCTTTTCAATATTAAATTCCCTGTTAAGTCTTGAAAATTAGTTAACTTTTGTTCTACCTCATCACTTCTTTCCTCTAATTCATTTAAAGGGATTTCAGTAAAACATGTGTAGTGTTTTCTTTGTATTACTTCTGCATTATCTTCAAAGAAGATTTGTACTACATTTTTACCCATCTTATAGGCAGTATTCGCCATTCTAGTGATTAATGTAGTTTTACCTACACCAAACGCCGCCAAAATAACTCCTAACTCACCTTTTGATAGTCCACCACCCATTAAGTTATCTATTCCAATTAAACCTGTAGGGATTGGGCTTCTAAAATCCGCTGATAAAACATTTTTAATATTATGAAAAACATCTATACCATCGTCTTTTTCTGTACCAACAGTTATGGCTTGTTTAACTATTTCTTCACACTCATCGTATCTATCAAAATCTCCTGTATCTAAAATCTTCTGAATTTTTAAAGTAGCCTTCTTAAGCTCTTGTTGTTTGCAAAACTTAATGGCAACGTCTTGTGTGTGTAAACAATCCTTATTATCTGAATCTTTAACTTCTTTAATTAACTCATTTGCTGATTCTCTTGCAATTTCTCTTCTTACTTCAGTTTTAATAAGGTTAAAGATGGTATCATAAGACGGTATGGTTTCATATTTCTCATAATAATTTTTGACACTAGCAACAACTAACCTCATATACTCATTATCAAAATAATTTGGATCGATTATAGTGATAATACTTTCCGAAAATTTTTGATCTTCAATTAATTGCTTAACTAGTTTTACTTGAAAACTATATCCTAAATACCCTAAATTAGAACTTTCATTTTTTGCCATAACGTTTTTAGATTTGGTTATTAATAAATATCTTGTTTAAATCATAATCGCCATAATTTTTTATATAATTTTTTTCACTCAATCCATATTGTATGATTTCGATGATTTTAGGTATAATTTTTCTTATATCCACATCATATCTTACCTTTGGTGGGAAGTCATTTCCAGTGAAAATTTTCTCAATAACTACTTTTCCATTAACTTTAATTTGGAATGTGAAGAAATCTTCATTTTCATAGATATCCTTTGTTTCATATTCTTCATTATTAATATTTTCTGCAAAATAACTATAATATTTATAAAGATATTCATAAGTATTGTTCTTAAAGTGTAGTTTAATTACATCTACTACATCGTCTATAACATATTTTAAATCTAAAGAATTTAAACTATCTCTATTAAAATTTTTTATTGGGAAATTTCTTCCAACAATAGGATTACCGTTAATCATAAATAAGAATTCATACGGGTAACTTTGATAACTCTTTTTCATATTTGTACTCATTTTAAACTGTTATAAAATTTTTTTTCTTTTTTAATTAATGAAAGGAATGGTTGTAAAAAATTTAAATACCCATCTTGTCCTCCTGGTATTGCCATCATTAAACCATCTTCCATCATCATTTTAATTACATTTTTAATTTCTCTACCTTCAGGATCAATTGTCGTAGACATTAAATAATCTAAATCTGATTTTATATTTTCTGTAATAATAGGGTTGCTTAAATCGATTAGTTTTTCATTAACTTCGAATATTTTTTCTTTTTGTTTACCCTTTGTTACTTTATTAATGATATTATCCAACGATTTTAAATTACTTTTTCTATCCTTTTGTATATCTTTAATTTTACTAAAAATATATTCCAATGTCAAAGTTTTTTCTTTAATTTCGGGAAAAAATTTCAATAAAGTTTTTTCACTTACACCTGTGATACCTTTTATATTATCACTAACGTCACCAGATATAATTTTGATTAATTTTAGATTACTATAATGATGATTAAAGTGGTCCAAATAATTATCTTTAGTGATTATCTTTTTTAAGTTTATAACATAAATTCCGACTCTCTCATTGATTAATTGACACATATCTCTATCATTAGTCATTATCACAACTTTTTCGTCCTCTGAAATGTTCTTTACGTAATAACCAATTAAATCATCCGCCTCAATAATATCATCACTATATTGTCTTATAAACAATTCTTCACAATAAAATTTAACTCTTTCTTTTTGTAGATACAATTCAATTTCTGAAGGTGGTTGATCGTTATAAAAATCTTTGTCTCTGTTAGATTTATAATCTTCATAAATTTCATACCTTAACCTACCACTAAATTGTCCATCCCAAAACACATATACTTTGTCAAACTTATACTCATTTATAAGTTTCCTAACCATTGTTAGGAACTGAAAAATTCCGCCTATATGAGTATCTTTGTAGTAAAGATCTTTAGCCCCATGATAGGCGGTTTTAATCAGAGAGTCTCCATCAACAATAAGTGTTTTTTGAAATGTTTTAGTTTTTCTATTTGGTATTTTCACAAAACCATTATTTAATGGTTAAACAATCAATCATCTGAATAATCAACAGGAGATTCAATAAAATTCTCCTCTACAACATCAAATGATTCTTCATCCCCAACAGTATCGAACACTTCTGCCCAATAATCTTTGTTATCGGATTTATAATCATCAATTGCCTTCTTATCATCTTCGATGAATCCGTGTGTAGTTGCCAATATCTTATTATCAGCATAACCTAAACCATTCATATGGTTTTTATGGATACCAACCTTAGTTCTAATTGCAAAGTTAACTTTTCTACCTTTATTCGTTGCAGAAAGTTTAGACACACCAGAACTCTTTTGATTACCGAATAAGAATACTAAGGCACAAGATAGGTAAATTGAGTTACCACCTTTAGGTTGTATAGTAGGTTGTCCAAATGGATTGTCTGGCAACGCTACCCAAGGTTGGTTTACAAAAATCATAGTATTAGTATATGGGAAACTTTCTTTTCTCGAAGATGTAATTCTTTGAGCCAACCCCATACCCCATTTTTCTGAAATAACTCTCGCAGTATGTTGATTACCACCTTTACCCTCAAAACTCATTTGACAAGGTATTGTACCGATTGAGTCCCATAAGAATACTATGTCGTATGGAATTTCACCACTTTTTTGAGCGTCTAATACTTCTGTTACATAATCAAACGCTTGTTCAATATAATCAAACCCTAATCTATAAAGTAAAAAACCATCCCAATATGCACTAACCTCACCAGTTTTTTCATCTACTTCTTCAATATATTCAGTTTCTAAACCCATTTGTTTAGCGTGTTCAAAACTAAATTTTTGTTCAGTAATAATAAAAACAGGTAATATATTTTTTTTCTGAGCATCTACCGCAGTTTTAATTAATGCAGTTGTTTTACCAGTATCCGAGTGACCTAAAAGCATGTTAATCTGACCCATAGCAGGACCTGGTAATCCTGTAGATTTTTGGAAAGCTTCTCCTAGATCAAAGTATTTTTGTTCTTTATACTTATCACTAGAAGAGAACTTTTTTCTTATTGACGAAAAATCAGATGCCTTTTTCTTTAATGGTGTCTTAGCCATAACTATAAATTAAAATGGTAATTCATCGTCATCATCACTTTCTAAACTGAATGAAGTTGTGTCATCGTCATCATCGTCATCAGAATTATCAGTAATATTTAATTCTTTTGGTTTTAATGTTTCAGATTTCATCATATTGATTTCTTCACTCAATGATGCAGTTTCTTTTTCTTCTTTGTCTTCTTCAGCAACAAATTTCTTTTGTTCAGAATCCCAAATAGGTGTCTTATTTGTTGCTACAATATCCAAATACTCTTGAGATTTTTTAGAGTAAACATCTTTGTGTGTTTCTTCGTTATTAAACCACTCATTTGCCTTTTCCTTATCTTTTGTTAAGATAGTAGCATCATCAGCCATAATAGAATTAACCACACTATGTCCTTTATCGTTTTTACCTGTAGTGATAATAATATCTCTACCTTCTCTAGGATCACTAATGTCACCTTTTAATTTAAATAATGGAATGATTTTATCCATAATACCGTCACCAGTATATTTATGTTTAAATCTCCAAAATTTAACACCATCTTCTTCGTTGTCTCTGTCAATACCTTTAACAACATAGAATTTTCTAGCAATAAATTCTTTTGCCAATTTTTTAGCTCTCTCAGAACCATCTTCATAAAGTGCATCCTTTGCCTCACATAAAGGACAATGATCCCCATCATTTAAATGGTTACAATAAATTTTATCCCACTTACCATTAACAAGTTTTTCGTGATAGTATACCTCAGTAAATGGGGAAGTCCCATCTTTTTTAGGTAAAATCCTAAATCTTTTAGTTTGTGATTTTACACCTTTAGGTAACTTTTCACTAAAATACTTTTTCAGTCTGTCTTCATTAGACAACTTAGTAGTAGTTTTCTTATCTTCAGTATTTTTTTCATACTGGGATAAAATTGCATCTAAAGTTTTACTCATTTTTATTTTTTTTAATGATTAATAATAGACAATATTACGAATAAATTGTACTAAAGTCAAATTATTTTAGAAAAAAAAACCCCACTTTGTTAGTGAGGTTCTTTTAAAACAGATATTTTTTTATTTTTTAGGGTAATCAAAAGAGGCTTTTATTTCATTTCTGTCAAAATTCTCAACATCACTTTGTCTTAAAATAAATTCTTCTTCTGAATCATTAGTTGCTTCATAACCTTCTTTATCTGACCAAAAATCTTTTAACTTAACACTATATGGGAAGTTAAAATCTTGCATCGATCTCATTTCTAATTTTTCAACAGGTGTTGGGTTTCTTTTTTCTATTTCTTTTTCTAACGAATCAATTTTACTAATGACTTCATCCATACCAGATATTTGATTTTCCAATTCTGATAATTTAGAAAGTAATTCTTCCATTTTATCGCTAACATCTGAAACCGATTTTTTAGTTTCTTCAGTATTATCAACCAAATCAGTTACATCAACTTCAACAGTATCCTCATCTTCGGAAGTGTCCCCTACACCTTCAGTATCGGCAAATTCATCTTCTATTTCTGGTTCTTCATCTTCAACAGGTTCATCACCAGCAGGTGCTTGTCCCTCAGGTTCTTCTTTTTCTGTATCTCCAGCAGGTGCTTGTCCAGCAGGTTCTTCTTTTTCTGTATCACCAGCTTCAGGATCGGCAACATCCATAAAAGGATCGTCACCTGCAGGATCTTGTTCCGTTAAAAAAGAATCATCTAATAGTAAATCACCATCTAAATCATCTTCTTTTTCTTCTGGAACATAAAAAGTGTATTCCAAAAGTTGTTTATATCTTTTTAAATCCTCTAAAATAAATTTTTTTTTATTGTTCATATATATATTACATTAAAAGTTGTCTACCATCATTAGTTTTGTAAACTTTATTTACTCTTTCAACAATTTCTTTTCCGTCATTAATCAGACATTCATCACCTACACACTCTTTAGATTGTGTTTTTTTATTAGTTAAAAAATCATCTAATTTTTTCCCTAAGTTTTCTGTAGATTTTTTATTTTTATTATCTTCCATAACTTTATTTTTATTAATAAATATCTTATTTTTCAGAAAAATCTTTAATAATGTCTATTATTTTTAATTCATCGTTCTTAATAAGAATTATTTTATTTTGATAGTTATCCCATTCTATTTTATACTCTAAGTGATTTATATTACCACTATCTAAATTGTAAATAAATTCAATAAGTTTATTCAGAGCGTTAATAGTGTAAAAACATTCACCCTTTTTGTGTACAATAATTGTGGGTGGTATTAGACTAGATATGTCTATTTTATTTTCATTCTTTAAAGGTATTCTATATGTTAGTATTTTTTTACTATCATCATAGAATGAATACTGAAATATGTTTTCGTAATTTATTTTAAATCTTTTTTGTAGATACTTTTTGAATGATTCGATTTTATCTATATATACAAAAGATGCTAATGTTATAATTTTAGTCGTTTCCATTTTTAATAATATACGGGATTAATCTGTTTTTATTTTTTATTTTATATAAAAAATCCCTGTATTTATTAAATATCTCAGAATCTATCAAAACGGCAGAATTTAAATTATTTATCACCCTTAACGTTTTTTCTTTTTTACCGTCAAAATAATCTAAAATGTTTAAATCAATTCCAAAAATTATATTATCACCGAATATATAAACCATATTATTATCTGATACATACACATATGGTTTTACTAACGTTAAAATTTTTTTAATTATTTTTTTATTAACGTTTTTTTTACCATATAAAATATCTAAATAAACATAAGGTATGTTATCACCAAAACTATTGTAACAAAATTCCTTAAAAGATTCTATATCTGTTTCAAAATCTGCCTTCCTCTCTTTAGAATTAAATGTCCAATATGTTTTTAAATTAATAGATTTATGTAAAATGGAAACTTTATTACCATACATTTCTTTAACTAAATCCCAACCAATAATTAAAATAGGTAAATCGTTATTAATTAAATCATCCTTACCATAATTTTTGAACCCTTCTATACTAATAGGGGAATTAGATATTATATTTCCAAAATACATAGTGCAAATATAATAATATTTTTTTAAAATGTTAAGGTCCTGGATTAAAATAATTAATAAGTGGTTGATTATTTTTATCAACAAAGGTAGTCAATACTTTTTCAAAAGTAGTAAAGGCATTTTCTAACCCCTTTGGACTATATTGATGTGTTAAATTTATACACTTACTATATATTGATGCCGAACCAGATGGTAATGAAGAATAATCATACGCATTTTTATCACCATCTTTTAAATAATTCCAAACTTTTAAACTAGTCAATATAGTAGAAGGTTCTCCTGATGATGCAATTGTAGGTTCTGCCAAACCTGAGTCACCATATATATCATAGTATTGTTTTCTACCAATAACATATAAATAACCTCTAGGTTTATATCTATAGGCATCACCCTCAAATATGTTATAATATTTAGTAGTCTTAATTAAATTTTCTTCCTGTTTAGTTAAATCTTTTAATTCTTTTTCTAAAGTATCTTTTTCAGATTTTTGTTTTGGGTCATTAACATCTAATTTAGATATCCTATTATTTATATCTTGTTTTCTTCCTTCAATCTGATCATTTATTGAATACTCTTTTAATGTATCGTTACCAGGAAATTTACCGTCATAAGCAATATTGTTAACTGACCCACCCGTAAAAATAGGTAAATATGACAAATATTTATCTGAAGAATTTGATTTTCCGTAATATTTAATTTTATCAGGATTTATAGGATCAGTACTAGGGAATTTATCTACATATGTCTCTTTGTTTTCCACATCCCAAGAAATTTCACTTTTGGATAAATTTTCTGAATTAGAAAGAATTGCAGATAAAAACATAGTAACTTGTGAATTAGTCAAAATGTTATTGAATTTCATTTTACTTTCTAAATCATTTATTACTTCTCTTAATTTTTGATCAGTAAAAGTAGTAACACCAATATTTTTAAATTTATTAACACCCTCATCCACATTTGCTACAGTACCAACACCAAAGTTTTTCTGATAATCAAATAAATCTGTAGGGTTTAAAACACCTATACTAAATATTTCATTTTTATTATTAAGATTAGTGAACTCTATTTTTGGTGTCTCACTACTTTCATTTAAATCTATATCTAAATCCGCAGTAATCTGTTTTGAAGGTGATGTTATATATTTTGATTGTCTTAACCCCTCAAAACTAGTAGACATTTGGTTTGGTGTTATGTTATGGCTAACACTAGTTATAAGATATGCACCATTAAAAAATGGAACATTTTGTAAATCGAAATACATTAATGGTTGTATATTCATACATCCCATAGCCTCAACTTTACAAGTATATGATCTAGTTTTAAATAATCTTAATAAATCTGTACCTACATATGCTTTTTGGGTACCACCTCTTTTATCTACTAAATCAGATAATGCTTTAAAATATTCCCCTGTCTCTCTATGTTCCTGTTGACTTAATGAAACATTTTTAAAAACTGTCTGATTTTGTGCCCCAAATGAAACTCTAAATGCGACTAAAGAAGAATCACCTAAATCAATATCACCTTGATTATTAATAGTATCTGATTTATTTTCATCAACAATATCTGAAGGAATATTACCTGTAGTTAAACTAAATCCGTCATCTTTAAAATAATAATTACTTCTCTCACCAATATCTAACGCTTGTGATGCCCCACCAACCCAAATACAACAAAATATAGGTCCTGAAGAATCATTATTTTCTAATACCGTTTGTGGTTGGAATATCTTAGCGACTTCAGTAGCACTTTTAAAATTAATATATGTAGGTAATATTTGGAAAAGAAAATTACTGTCTCTTAAAAGTTTAGACATAAAGAAATAAACACTAGTATTTAAATTACTACCTAAAGAAAGAAAACTTTTTAAATTAAATGTTGCTTCATCCCCAATAAATCTCCAACCTCTATCTATAAATTTAAAATATTCAAATAAATTTTTATCAGAAGAATCTCCACATATACTAAAAGAACCGCTATTACCTATCCATTTATTACTTATATTTTTAAAATAATTATAAAGTTGTAATTTTATAATATTTGTACTTTTATTATCATCTTTTTTTTCTTCATTACCTTCTTTTTTACCATTATCATTTTCTTTACCTACCTCATTAAACTTTTGTTTAAAATTACTAACATATTTTTTCAATAATGATTTATCTACAATCAATCCTTTATTTTGACTTAGTTGTGCAATCTTAACATTATCAAAAATATCAGGATTCAATAAAATTAAATCTGTAGTTTCTTTTAATTTAGTAAAAATATTATTTTGAGCTAAATCTTGTTCTTGTGTAGTTAGGGTAGTTTGGGTAATTAAATCAGGTACATATAATTTTACTGATCTTTCAAAAAAACCATTTTTACTATTGTTAAAATTATCACTATCCACCCAACTCTTAAATTTATTAATAAGTTTATCTTTAACCGATTTAGGTAAATTAATTAATTCATCTTCTAATGGTTCTGTTGTAACATTTGTGGTTAATCTATGTCCTACCTTATATAAATAAGAATTTGCGGGAGAACTAAAATTAGAATAATCTTTTCCTGTTGAGAAAGTGAATTTTAATGGATCCACAAGATTTATAGATTCCTCATATCTCCACAATAATGCCCCAATATAATAAACATATAATTTAGGTAAATTAATTACTCTCGCCCCATCAAATACTTTGGTATCAAAAACAGACTCTAAAAACCCTTTTTTAAAATTTTTGAACGGGAATGTAGATAACAATAATAATGCCCTAGCGTAATTAGAACTTTGTTTATCGTATAGTTCTGAATATGTCATAATATCTTCATAATCAACAGAAGTATTAGTATTCTGTCTAAAATATGTCATATTAATATATTTACTATTATATGTAGAACCACTCGAATTATTTAATGTAGAAAGACCTGGATTAAAATCAATTATTTTACATTTATTTAAATTACCTAATATTTCATTATCACTAGATTTAAGAATGTTATTACAAACATCATCAAACCAAACATTAAAAGAATTATATGTTGTTAGATTATTTGCACTAGAAATAAAATTTTTAAAGAATAGATTGGTTTTAAATTCTTTACTTGGTGGACTAGATTTTTTATCTGCAAATTTTCTATATGTTTCATCGTCTTTTATTTCTTGAAATAATTTTTTACTATTATTAATGATAGACGGATCATCAAATAAAATATAATCTACTTTATCAGAAAACGTACCACTTATTTTAAAATTCCCTATTTTTTGAAAACTATTCTCTTCACTAATAATATAGTTATTAGGTTCTTCTAAAATAAAATCGGTATAGAACTTACATTTTTTTAAATCAAATTTATCATCAGGAACAAAAATAGAACCAGTTGCATTAATTTGAGTGTCTATATCTATCAATATATTAGATATTATTTGTCTAGCCTTTTCTGAAAAAATTGTTTTATTTGCCGCAATAGATTCTAATCTAGCGTAACTATCAATGTCTTTTAATCCAGTATTAGGGGAATATCTTGTATAGTTATCTAATAACGCAATTCTAGTAAAAAATTTTTCAACTAATTCATTACCTATTTTTTTAACGTCATTTAAAGAATTTAATTTTATCCAAGGATTTATACTATAATCAATAGGGTTAATAGGAAACCAATTGTCAGTATCTAAACCATTTTTTAATATAGAAGATTTACTAACATCTTCTAATTGTTTAGTTTTACCCACTAAGTTTTCAAAAACCCTTTCAACAAAATCCCATTCAGGGAAATCTGATGTATTAACACCAGTTATTTCACCCACATATATTTCTTGAATGTCCCCCTTATCATTTTTTTGGTATATTGAAGGCCAAGCAACCCCATCTATTCCTGTTGGAACGTCAGTTTCATAAGTTTTTAATACACTCTGTCTATTACTAGAAATAGATTTCTGTTCCGCTGCCTGACTAATATCATAAACAGTTTCAACCATTGCTTGTGTATTATTTGCAATAATCTCAAAACATTTACCAATTGTAGGGTCAAAATTAACTTTTAATTCTGATCTAAAATTCTCTAATAATTTTTTATTTAATTCTTCTTGTACTTTTTCTTTTTGTACTTTTATAATAGATTCTAAATCTATTATAATATCTTCTAATAAAGTTCTTTGTTTTCTAAAATCTGCAATCAATACATTTGTTGATTCTAATAATTTTGTTTTAGGTGCATAAAAATTTCTTTCATTTACCCTTTTTATAAAAGAACCCACATCAAAACCAGTATTTACTTCAGGTCCACCAACATAAGGTTTAATTAAATATATTGTTGACCCTGAAGTATATAAATCTTCTAATACGTTTTGTAATTTTTTAAAATCAGGTTTACCACTAGCATTTAATGTCGGTGATACAATAAAATTTTCCCAATTATTCTCATCACCTATAGATTTAAAAGATTCTATCAAATTTTTATCTTTTACTTCATCTTTTACAGTTTTTTCTGTAGTATTAATATATTCTTGATATTTTAATATTATTGAATTTAATGTGCTAACATAAGATTTAAATGCTAACCTATTAACTGAATTAAAAATAATGTAATCACGTATAGATAAATAATTATTATTAATAATCAACTCATCATCTTTTATAGGTGATGTCTGTATTTGATCTTTTCTATTATCAGTTTCTAAATAAGATTTAGTTTGTTGATTTTTTTGACTACTACCATTACTATTATTCTCCGCCTCTTTCAATATAGGAGAACCGATAAAAGTTCTAATTGTTTTTAATAAACTTAATTTTCCATTTAAATCTTTTAATAACTTAAAACTATCTAAATCTGTTTTTATAATTTCAGATTGTACTTGTAATTTACTTATTTGAGTAAAAAAATCATCTATTTTTCTTATATTTAAATCACCATTTTTTCTAATCTCTTCTAAAGTTTTACCATTTAAATCGGAAGAACCAATTTGTGAATTACTTTCATCATAAATTTTATTTAATTTATTATAACCTTCAGGTGTGTTTATCACACCTATTATGTTACCTAAAACCATATCATTTAAAAATGCTTGTTGGAATCCTAAAAAATTTGCACTAATATCAAAATTACCTGTCGAACCATCAAAACTAGATGTCCAATTAACCATATGTAAACAAAAATCAACTTTTTGTCCAAAATATCCTTTAATTGATAGGTTAAAAACTGGATAAGGCATTTTAAAAAATATACTATAAGGTGATAATCTATCATCATCTTTAATAACATCGAACAATGCACCACCTCTAACATCTGTAAATGTAATATCTACTGTAGGTACTAAACTAGAATTATATTTTATATCAATAGATTTAATACCAAACCCCTCTAAAGCACCAGCACTTCTTGATTTCACATCTTTAGAAAATCCACCGATATTTGTCCAATCAGTAGTCGCATAAGATTTTTGTAATGTAGGATCTAATTTACCTGTTTGACTATTATATTTTAAATTAGTTGATATGAAATGAACTTCATCTTCTATACCACTATTAAAAGTTTTATTCTCACCACCATAAGTTACCCTACTTCTAGGGTAAGCAGAAAATTTAACATAAATGAATAAATCTTCTGGCGGAACTATTTCCATACCTGGCGGGTTTGGATCAACAATAAATGCTTTACCAATTTTATCTACTTTAGGGTCCATAAAATTTTATTTTTTAATATATAAATTGATGTATTTCTGTGTTTCATCAATATATTGTTGCACACTATCTCTAAAAGGAAATGGTATTCTAATTATTTCACCATTAGGTATATTTTCTTCAACACCACCGTATTGTGGGTTTGCTAGTAATATTAACCAACCATGATAAGGGTTATTATAATATTTTTGACTCAACTTATCTAACCTAGAAATTTGAGATTCATATACAACACTTTTATCCGAACCTTTAGGTGGTATACCGATATAAGGTAATGGTAAATACTTACCATCAAATTTAAAACTCTGATATCTATCAAAATATTCTTTTCCCATATTTATTAATTTAACCCATTTTGAGTGATTGTAAATGTTTTACTCACAGTAGTTGTTTTTTTATTTTTATCTAAATAAGCAACTACAGTAACTTTGTCAGAAGCAGATGATTTATATTTTTCTAAATTTTTTTGTTGATCTTTTAAGTCATTTTCTGCTTTCCTTATTTCAGAATTTTTTACAGTAGGATCAATTTTAGCAAGCGCAATTAAATCATCTAATTCCTTTTGTTTTTCTGCAACGGCAGTCTCTAAATTTTTCAGTGTTTCAGGTAACATAATTTTACCTTCAAACTTATCCACAGATAAAACATTTATTACTACTTCAGATGTTTCACTATCAGGTTTTTCATTTACTTTAGTGTTACCAACAGATATTTCCCCAACAATACTATTCTTACTTTCTTTTTTACCATCAATTTCAATATCTCCTGGTTTCTTACCGTCTTTGGTTTTTATAACTACACTATTTTTATCTTTTATTGCAATTTCTAATACTCCTGTATTTTCAGTAGTTTTTGCACCATTAGCATTCTCATTTTCTTTTGTTTGATCAACGATACCTTCTTTTTTAAGTGATTCGATATATTTTTCTAAATTCTTTTCACCAACTAAACCTTTTTTAAGTTCACCTAATTTTACCCCATCTACTACTTTACCTGTAGACGAATCGATACTATCAGATCTAACATCGTACATTTCTGTATTCGCATAATAATTAAATGAAACTGCGTTTTGTAATCTATTAAGTGGTCCAACTAAAGAATGTCCGCCAATATAATCAATACTTAAAGATACTGTAGCAATCATAGGTTGTACCCCTATACCTTCAGGGTTAAGATCCCATTGAGGTCCATCATAAGTTATAGATAAACTATTTATAACAATTTTAGTGTGGAAAAAATCACCTATTCTTAATATACAAATTGGTGGTCTACCAAAAGATAAGTTTTGTGGTTGAACCCCAACCTCAGTTCCATCTTTTAAAGTTTTTCTATCATATATACTCGGACCTTGTTTCATACACTGATTTAAAAAAGTTAGTCTACTATTAAAACCTTCTGGTGTAATACTATGAAATCCAGGATGGAAATATTTTATTTTTGCAGAAATATATTTAAAATAATTAGGGTAATTTTCATCAATGTAATCAAAATATGCCCCCTCATCGATAATTAAATTATCTACTAATCTAATATCTTCAGGATCAAAACTACCTGCACCATCTCCTTTATCTTCGTCTTTTGGTTTAGTTTGATCAGAATTTTGGGTATCATTTTCCATTTTTACATGAACCCTATAATCATTTTCATTTTCAGTATTTGCCGCAATATTACCTTTAGTCACAATAGGACTTATATTAGATAATAATTTTGTGTCAATACCCGAAGAATTTAATTTAGATTCAATTTCTGTTTTAACTTTATCCGCAAATTCTTTACTTAATTTTGTACCATTATCACTTGTTGGTTCTCCGCTTTTATCTACAGTAGCACCCTTTCCTACCCATCCGTTTAATGTAATTTTAACTTTTGGGTTAGTGTTACCACTTTGTTTTTCTACAAATGTTTTTATTTTTGATACTATTGAATTTAAATTATCTTCATTTGGTATTCTTTTTGCCTTACAATTTTCAGTTTTAGAATCACAATCTTTTATCTGATCAAGTAATACTGTACCATCATCATCTTTACTTTCAACATCTACAGTTTTTTGAGGTTTTTTTTCATAAATTTTCTTCTTTATTTCTTCTAAGTCACTTTGGGTTACTGAACATTCTAATGCCCTTAAAAACTCTTCAGGTGTAGCACAACCCGCAAAGAATCTTTCAGTAAGGTTTGTAGAGTTTCCTCTATAACAATTTATAACTCTAGGGTGATCGACAATTATTTTAAAACCTAATTGTCCTGACCTACTAGAATTATTATATGTATAAACAGGTTCACTTCTACCTATAAATTCATTTTTATTCCAATTCGCACTAGTATTTTCATCAAAAGTTAATTCATATGGTGGAAACCACATTATTCTACCTTTGTTCCCATTTAAAATATCTCCAGGACCAATTTCACTCAATGGTAAATCTGCTAAGTTATCTGCCCAAGCCAAATTTTCTATGGATAACATAAATTTTTTACGAGTAGTTGAGGAATCTGATAATACAGGATGGTACTTAGGTATACCATTATCCATCAATACACTTTGAGACGCTTTACCATTAGTAACTGAAAAACCTTGTAAGTCTTTGTCAGGTGAGAAAAATAAACCTGTATTTCTTATAGCGTTTGCATAACTATATCTATCATTAACAGTCCAAACTCTACAAAAATTACCATTACCATCTATATCTATTAAATCAAGAGTTTTAATTGCATTACCCCTACTTATAATTCTACCTTGTTCTTTATCTTTAAAATACTTTTTAGTTTGATTAATAAACACATCATTTTGATTATTATCAACTAATTGTTGTGTTTTATATAATAAAGTTTTTTCATTAAAATTTTGTTCACCACCTGTTGCCCAGAAAAATTTATTTGGTTCACCAAAAGGTTCTCCTACTCCCTCAATTGTAGTTCTTTTAGCGTTTCCTGATGTATCAGGCCCACCATTAAAGTCATCACTATTAAATTTTTTAGTTATTCTATTACCTCTATTAGTATTTTTCTCATTACCTATATAGTATCTCTCATTTAAACCTGCGTCTGATGTACCTTCTAATCTTCTATCTTCATATAATGGTCTGTAGTCATTTCTATTTAATAAGTTAAACGCAAATGATACTTGTGTTGTACTAGTCCTACTTAATAAAGTATTCATCCTTACTTCAGTGGTCATAGTAGGTTCAACACCTTCTTGTATATCTAAATCTGATTTTAATAATTCTGAACCTGATTTTGCACTACTATTATATTCATTCCACCCAACTGCATTATTTGGTAGAGTATTGAAGAATTGATCATTACCTCTTAATTTATTAACGAAATTGTCAACAATATTATCAATTGGTTCTGTAATATACCCTGTTTTTTTATTAGAGTTACCAACTTCTTCAGAAACTTGTGCGATTTTATCTATTATAGTTTTTTCTAATTGTTGACCACCTATTAACCCTAATGAACTTTCTTTTTGGAAATTTAATGATTTATATGTATCAATTACATTAAATGGAAATTTAACACCTTTTTGATCACCTTTATTAACTAAAAAAAATTGTTCTTGATTATATGATATTGGATAATCATCTCTTACTTTTTCACCAAAACCTTCAGGTAATGGATAACCTAAATTAATAGGGTAAGTTAATTCATAAACTTCATATATTTCATCTTGTGGAATATATCTGTTTAAATTAACATTCTGTGTAACTCTATAAAAATTACCTAACGGGAATAATCTTTTATTTACATCGTAATGGACAGGTATATTTTCATTTGCCTCACCATTAACAGGCACACTTATTACTGTACCTATATCTTGTAATTTAGAAACTAATCCTGCCTGAGTTAAAGTTTCATTAACTGGTGGAGGTAAATTTCTATTCAATAGACTATCTCTAAATCCTTGTGTAGAATATATACCTTTACTATAATCTAATATTCCTGCCATATATAATATTTTCTTATTATATAAATATTAGATCAATAAAATTCTGGATAATTAAATAATAATATTTATATTTGTTATTATTAATATAATATTATTTTTACTAGTATTTGCAGGTCCTTGTAATAATAGTAATTATATTTTAAAAAGTCAATAGTGATTTTAAAATATTTTAAAAAAATTTACATTACATCTGTTGACTCTTTACTTGAAGGTACTCCACCATTTCTAAATGTACCATTTAAGTGAGATATAACTGTTTTTTGTATCATAGGTTTTAATGATTCCATATCAATATTACTAATAGAACCATTTGGAGAAACAAGTTCAATTCTACCTGATATATCCAATGTACCAAACTCTATTTTTGAGGGTACACCACCAATATTATTTGATGATAAACTTTTATCCATTAATTTATCTAATGGTCCACCTTTTTTTGCACCAATAATATCATCTTCATTAGTAAAACTCGTAATTTCACCTGAAGACCTTAACATAAAATCATTATGTTCTTCACCAGTTTTTTCAACTGATTCACCATCAAGTCTAACTTTATTTAAAATTTCATCAAGGTCCATTTTAAGTTTAGGTAGTTTTTCTACTAAATCTATAAGTTCTTCGGACATATCTATTTCGAATACTTGTTTTATTTTTTCTCCAGATTCTAAACCTAATGCCCTTCCTTGTTCTAACATTAATTTTCTAATATCCCCAATAGGAGTATCTTGAAGTTTTTGTATTACTTTTTCAACTTGACCTTCAACGCCCTCAGTAAGTGATCTCATACTTGGTCTAAGAATATCTTCACTTATTTCATATACATTTTTTTCTGCGACATAACCAGTTTTCATTGCCGCTAAAATATTTGTTAATATTTGATTGGTAGTCATTGAATTCATTGCAATATCCATTATAGCATCATCTGAATCTTTTGGTGCTGCCAAAATTTCTGCAGCTTGATCCATACCAATATCGCCAATATCTAATTGTTCTCCTTTAAAATCTACTACCCATTTACCATCTTTCATTTTAGCCATACCAGCCAAACCTTCCCTCATATCTTCATCGGTGATATTTCCAGAAACGTTCATCTTGATGTCTTTAATTTTAGCTGCCTGTCTAGACATATCAATTAAGTCATCTGCAGTTCCACCAATTGTTTTTGCTAATGCTTCAAATTGTTGTCTTGCTTCTGCAGGTAATTCATACTCACCTGTTTCTTCATTAAACTGAATCATATTTTCAGTCATTTTTGAAACCTTTTTAGCTAATTCTTCTGGTTTGTTTCTAGCCAAATACATAGTCTCAAAAGGATCACCAAACGCCTCTGCAATATCACCACCTAAAAGTTGTAATTCGGCAGCTGCATTTATTGCATCTTCAGGGTTGTAGAATTTTCCTGCCATTGTTAACATATCCTGAACATCCATTCTCATTTGGACTGCTAACTTTGCCATTTCGGTCATACCTTTGACACCATTTTTAAATGACATATTAGACATAGTTTCAAAGTTATTTTGTAGAGCTTCACCAACTTTTTTAGAATTTAATCCTAATTTTTGACTATCTATAGTCATTTGATTTATATGTTCATAAAATTTTTCTGAACTCACACCCATTAAATCGAAACGTTCTGCCATTTGAGCTACTGAATCTTTATCAAGTGCTAATGATTTTGAAATTTTAAAAATATTCCCTACTTCTTCAGATGAAATAATTCTAGCCCTACCACTTTTATCACTCATTTCTTCCATAATACCCGCGACATCGTTCATTGAACCACCAAATTTAGTAACTTCAGCAGTTGCCCTATTAAATTCTTTTGTAAATTGTTGACTTCTACCAACAGAAATACCAATATTTACCGCAGTTTCTTTACTTTTTTCCGCTAAACCTTCTGCTAATTGGTATTGGGCTTTTGTATCGGTGGCAAATTTTCTAAATTCTTTACCCATGTCTCTCACTTTCAGAACTGCATCACCTAATAAGTCATTACTATCCCCAATACGTCCATTAAACTCTTCACTTTCTTTTTTAAGTTTGGACATGTTTCCAGTTAACTCATCGATTCTTTCATTAAGATCCTTTATCTGTTCCTTTAATTTTTCTATATCATCTTGTGTTGCAGGTGAACTCATTACTTTTTATTTTTTTCAAAATCCTCTTTTATTTTTTCAAAATCTTTTTTTATTTTTTCAAAAATTTTTACTATTTCATTAATTTCAGTTTTTTGAACTGAATTATTAACAATTTTTTTTACATTATTTCCTAAATTTTCTAACATTTTTATCTAAGAAAGTGAAATTATTTCAAATCTAAAACCATCCTTAATACCCGATCTTGTCATATTGTATCCAGAAAGGTCCCCTCTTTCATTATAAAATAATTGATATTCTCCTGTTTGTTTTATTCTTGTACCAATTGTTTTATAATATATTTTTAATGCAACTGATTTAATCCATTGGTTTTTACGGACAACAATAAATTTTTCTATTGCATCAAAACCAACAACCTTTAAATTTTCTCTCCCACTAAGTTCTATTTCGTATTTTTCTACAGATTCTCTTACGTTAGTTTTAATTGTGTCAAAAAATTCTATTCTAATATCAGTGTAGGGTATAACATTTGACTCATTTGATGTAGCCAATCGACTTTGTATCTGAGCATCTAACATATCTATTTTCTCTTTTGCGACATTAATACTATTCTGGACATCTTCAATATCATTATTAGTTATTGTCTCTATTAACATATTAAGATTAGATACTGTAGTTATATATTTATCTATATTCATATACATTATTTATTATATAAATATATGAGTATTTTATTTTACTCTTTAGGGACTAAATAATCAATATAAAATTTACGCATATAAGTTGGCATAATCAGAATATCTGAATATGTAAAACCTCGACCAACCAAAAACAATATTTCTTTTAAAAGATATTGTTGATGGTTAGATGTCAGGCCAAAATAAATTTTTATTGATTCTAAGAAAGGTAGTAACGGACTCTCCCCCCAGAGTCCTAGCGCTAGTTTTGAAATCTACTCCTGGTTCGATTTCAGAAATATATTTATTTAATTTTCTAATATCCATAATAGGTAATGCCTTTAGTAAATTAGATATTTTTATTTTATCTCTTTCACCATCGATATCCATAATTAATCTTTCTAACCTTAATGTAGTTCTATTAGAAATTTCATTTTTATTTCTTTCCATTAATTGATTATCTAAAATGTCAATTTCTTCTTCATCTTTTCCTGATAGAAATCTGAATTTTATATTCTTTTTAGAAGTAGGTAAAATGAAATCAAATAACCCTTGTTCGTCTGGTTTTACAAGTAATTTTTTATTTTGTAATTGAGTTAAATCAACTTCACCCTCCACAATTTTTTTACTTATTGGATCAATTACTGGTTGTAGATAAATAGGTCCAAATGCAGACACTCTTAAAAATAATATTATTGCCATTCTATCACCTTCTAATAAAAGTTTGTGGTCGAAACCTAAATCTTTAACTTTTCTTTCTAAAAGAACATCTATAATTTTACCATTCGCCAAAATGTTTGGGGATGTTAAAATATTCTCATCATATGCAGTTAAATATTCTACTTTAACTTGCGCTTTTTTATTAGGGTATAATAAACCTTGTGAAGGTAATTCTATTATATCATAAGGTACCTTGTAATCTTCAGGTACATAATTTGGGTCTAAAATATTATTTGAATTTTCCATATTATAAAACTATTTATATATTATTAAAAGTAAATATTAAACTATTTCTATTGGTTCTACAATTACTTCTATCATACCAAAATCTGCGTCTAAACTTTCTTTAGTGTCAGGGTCAACATTAATTGTATCTATTGGTTGTTCATAATCATCTGGATCAACTATTTGATCTTGAACATCTCTTTTTTTGTTCCAGTATTCAGCACATGCTGCGTTTAATTTAGTTTCTAACCCTTGTATATCTAAAGGGGTTATTTTTTTACCATTAATTTCCGTTTTAGGCATTAATTGACTAATTACTTCTTCTGGAGTAGGTAATTCAGGTAACGCAGGCATAACGTTCTTCAAAGTATTAATTATAGTAACAATATATTCTCTTTTTTTAATGTCATCTGTATTAAATCGATTTTTTATTTCATCATCTAAATTAGTTAAACTAACCCTCAAATTTTTCAAAACCTCTTGTTTATCCGCTAAATCTTCTTCACAAAATTTTTCTATTTTTGATTGATCCCATTGATCTATATTACTAAGGTCGGCAAATTCTTTTTTAAATTTAGTAAAGTCTTTTCCAAAAGCATCAATTTTATCAAAAAATGAGTCTACCTCATCTTTACACGCTTCAATTTCCACTTCAACTTCCTTTTTCTTTATTTCATAAAGAGGATCATTAGGATTTAATTTTTTTTCTGCTTTACTTCTACAAGAAGCGTAACTAATTTTTCTTAAATTAATAATCCTCTGATAGACATCGGCAAGTGTACCCGCTAATAAATACGGTACACTGTATTTCCATATTTCACTATTCTTATAATCTGCAATTGCAGTATTTATAGCTTCTTCATCTTTAGGTAGTGTTCCTCTTTCGATTGATTTTGCTATACCAACAATAGTAATTAAAGCAGTTTGTTCTACAAACAATATTCTTGCAGGGTTTTCCAACAAACCCTTCAAAATCTTGTTAGCTCGTTTATTATAACCTCCTTCTGTTGGAAATCTCGAATCGACAATACTAAATCTTTGTTTAGAATAAAATTTACTACCTGGACCTAATAAAGATACACGTTTTAATATTTCACTAACTGTTGGGAACACATATCTGAAACCTTGTCCAATTATGTTACCAATATTTGAAGAAAAATTATTTTTAGATTTTTTACTTCCATTTCTACCACCGTCTGTAGGTACATCTACTGATTCACCA